TAATTACAAACATGATAAAATTATTACAAGATGAAATCAGAGAAATTAATGGACATGGATAAAGGTGGAATAACTTTTCCCAGCGAAGGTGGTTTGACTATAAAAGGGAATACAAGCTATGTAAATTCAAATATATTCGTACCTCCTCCTAAAGTCGTAACCGAACCTATCTCAGCAGAGGAATTCAAAAAAGTGTTAGATCCCATACTGGCTATGCTAACGTTGTTATATGATGAACTACAAGAACTTAAAAAGAAAAAAGAGGACATTTAGTCCTCTTCTTCATACCAAATAGTTGTAACAGCCCTACCTAATCGATCATATGCGAATTCCTCGCGTGTGACGATGTACTTAGGGTTGTTTATTATATGCTCGTACTTCTCACGTTCTTCAGTTTCATCAAGGATGAACTTACGAACCCGCTTTAACGTCGAATCCTTTACCTTCATTATCTTCCTCTGGTTCCTTATCAATTAATTCCCATTCTAGTGAATTTGCAGTTTTAACCATTTCTTCTTGGTCTGCAAGTGGAACGCGCTTGATCTCGCTTGTTTCCACATTTTTAAATATATTGTAAGTTCCGTATTTCTCCATGCTCATATTTTTTTACCTTAAAAATTTTGATATTTACACTGAACCTTTTGTAGGCCCATGCTTTTTCTTACTATCATCTTTAGTTTGTTTTACTTTATCGCCTTCACGTTTTCCAGGTCCTTTATGATTAGGAGCTTTCCCATTCTTGGGTTTACCTTGTCCTTGTGGTTGTGCAAGCTCTGGCATCATTTGCATCATCTGCGCTTGATACATTGTCATACGTTCCATTACCATTGTAAAGGTAATTGGCATTTTTTTCTGTAGTTCCATTAGTTTCTGTTGTTGGAATTCTACTGGTAAGTTAAGGAGTTCTATAGCATACTTGTCAATAAGTCTATAAGGATCTTCTGGAATGCTTCCATTTTCTTGAGCTATCTCATTCTCGAATAACTCTGCCTTAGCTCTGAACTGTTCATCAGTCATAGCTTTTTGAGCACGCGCTTGGTAAACGGCAAGTATAACTTGTGCCTTACCTTGACCTTCCGCTTGTTTCTCTGAGTCTTTAACCATGTCTTCCAGAGAGGATAACCTGCTCTTACGAAGTGTTTCATTCTCTTCTTCTGAGTCATAACCAAATTCGTCAAGTAGTTTAGGATCAGATATTTTACCAGTTGCATTAAGTTGTATCGCGAGTTGTTTAGCTTCGCTATCATCTGCCATTTTAAATTTCTTAAATGAAACTTTGACTTCTGGATACCCAAGTAGTCCTGTAAGTTTAGGTAGTAAAAAGTAATTCAAGAAATCACCAAGAAACTCTCGATAGTTTATAAAACCATTTTCGATAATTCTTAGTGAGACTGATGAGCCAGTCCAACTAGCTCCCCCTTTAATAAATTCAAGAGGAACACCTAACGAGTTAATAATACTTTCTTCCGTGAATTTCATTTCAGGAGTAACCATTAACATTTTAGCATTGCCGCCTAATTCTTGATACTGCATTGGAATAGGAAATATCGCTATATGGTTAGGGTCAAGCTTCCATTTTTTAATGGTCTGCTCAACTTCCCCTCTCCACTTGCCAAGATTCATTTGCGTGAAGGGGTCCATCGTAGCTGTATTTGCTGGGCTAATAGTTTTTTTAGGAACCATATGGTCATTAGCAATAGCTTCATTACCTTTTCTAAGAATCTGTAAATAGTAAATTTCTTTTAATGCAGGTAATATCATCGGGATACCAAATCCCATGTCTTCTTCGGCAAGGCTCGGATATTTAATATGATACAGGTTATCAGGTTCTAGTTCTATCTTCTGATTCTTTTTTAAAGCTTCTAAGAACACAAGTGGCGTATCTTTAAGAATAACAGTATTGCCTGCTATTATTTGTGCTTTAATCTTATTTGGAATTGAATAGTAGTATGTAGCTGATCCTGTAATTGGATTGAAATCTATGTCTATATTATCAGGTGACCATCTAACCAGTCTAAAATTATTAATAGATTTTATAGGCTCGTCAATTGCTGTAAAGAAAACATTATCTTTTCCACAAACAGGGCAATTTCCATGAAACTCGTAGTTACGAAGTTTCAGTTTTTTTACAGACTCATATTGGTTCTGTTCTCCACATGCTGAACATTTTAAGAATCTTTTTGTTTTTAAGAACGTAGAAATAAAAACGTTACCATAGGTATAATAATCCAACCCAACTTCTATAAGAAAAGATTTAATACGAAGTTTATTATTTAAAACTTCTGACAATTCTTTTTTAGTTTTTTGGTCTATGCTAGAATCAAATAACAAATCTGTTATTGGATACGTAGCTAACTTAGTTATTACATTACGTAGCCAACCATTTGTTTTAAAATAATCTCTACAAAACTTAAATAAAGTTTTTATATTCTTAGGAAGATACGTCGAGGCGATATCGAAAAAAGGCGAGGGATATTTAACCGTTCTAACGGCAGAACTCATCATTTCTTCAGTGTATTCTGTTACCATTTAAACTTCAGTCTCCTTATAGTATTTCCAAATTAATTTTTTATGTGTAGCTTTTTTGCCAAGTACACACTGAGTAATCGCCCCATGATTGTAGCCGTCAATCTTTTCGGCGTCTCTGCTGCCTTTATAAACTTTGACCAGTTTTCCAGTTGAATCATAGCAAGCAACTGGTTTAAACTTTGCTTCTGCCATTTTTTGTTTTGCAGCTTCGCTCATTTTTCTTCCAACCTGCCAAGCGGACATTTTTTTCTTTGTTTCTATGCTGTACTGTTTGTGTAATACTCCGCCCAACGAAATATTGTAACCATTATTACTAATTAGCGAAGAGTATTTTTCTATGGTGATTGTTTCTAGAGCATCTACAGTTTCTTCAGAAACTTCTGCGTGTAAAATTGAAAATTTTATGTTTTCCCAACCATATTTTCTAATTGCTTTATACAGGGGATAATTATAATTACTATTTTTCTTTCTTTTATTAAACGCATCGTATTTATGTTTGGACATTCTAACAGGTAAACCTTGTGAGGTTACTCCAACATAATGTTTCCCATTAGAAAATGAAATTAAATAAACTAGCCAGCTCATATTTTATTTTTCACGTATTCTTGTATTTTTAAATAATGCAGTGCTTGTATATCCAAAAAATTTTCTTGCAAAGGGAAAGGTCCTTTTACAGCTTTATAAATAACATCCTGCAGCAGCGGGTTCATCTCTTCAGGGAACATGGGCGGATAAAATTTTATCCCAGAGTCATTATAATTCCATTTGATATATTCTAAAACTTCATCTGAATACTCACGATGTTTAACTCTCTCAAGAAACTGAACTGCAAACCAAATCCACTCTGGTTTACATCCTTCGGTTTTATAAATATCTATATCTAACCCATTGATTGCATGCACAGCATTTTCAAAAACGTCCATATCTTCGTGTATGTGATTAGTATGGATTGCTAACTTTATTACTTGTAATCTTTGAACTTCTTGAGGAGATAGGTTTGGAAATAACTGATACAATGTTTCAGGCTCTAATGGTTCGTTCTCGTTTAGTAAACCCATTAATAACTCATTATCCATTTGCTTCATTCACCACGCTTACGTTTATTTTTTTATCTTTTGCTTTATCATATAAATGTTTAAACATGCCAATGGATCCGAACATAGCTGCACTAAACAAAGCATTGTTTAATGCCTTTGTACCAAAGCCTGAATAAAATGCACGGATGCCCATTTTTCCAGGTTTCGTACGTGCAAGCGTATCTTCTAAAGTTTTAAGTTTAAGCCCACGTTCGTGTGATAGCCCAGATGCTGCTTCTATTCCTGCGTCAGAATCTAGTGCATCCTTAAGCTTGTTAATATCCTTAACAATAGTTTTTTGATGCTTATCATAAGAAGGTGTTTTGTATAGCTCTCTAGCAACCTGATGCCATTTTTTATTACCGTGCAATTCAGGATGACTAGCTTTCATATTGCTAATCTGTGAAACTGGATTAGTAATTAATGCAGCAGCAGTTCCTGCAGCCGCGCCTGTAACAGCATTACGCACCGCATCACTTTGTACAGTATCTTTTTCCTTGGCCATTTTATTCTCCTAAATCCGCTTCGACAAAAAGCCCACGGGCTATTGCACTAAGCGGTTCTGTTACTAACTTGATATCCGAAATTTCTATGGGGAAGTTTTTTTGTGTAAATTGTTCCTTGAACACATCGATAAAACCGTTTACGAGCCCTCCTCCACCTGCAATTGCGATATCAACAGGGGCGGGGAAGTTGGGCATATCTGTATTTTTTGTAAACTGAACTTCGATATATTTTAATAAATATCTTATGTATGCTTCGTAATAAGTACGAATTATATTTTGTTCTCGTGTTCTAACTTCGATAGCAGAACTAGAAATACTGTAATTTCCTTTTTCCTTTATACTACGAATTTTTGCTACGGTTAATCCAGATTCTTTACTGGCCATCTGATCGATCCAATCTCCAGATTTGCTGATGCTGAAAGTTAAAACAGAAATACCTTTATACATAATGGCTATATTTGTTAGCCCCGCTCCAATTGAAACTGCGATTCCCGTTAATTGTTTATCTGCAAGTCCGACATTAGCAACTGCAACGGCTTCATTCAGGGCTTGCGCCTTATAACCAAGATTGGTTATAATAGTATGTAGCACGTCACTGTGATAATCAATTTCGTGCTCAACGTCGATAGGGGGAGCTGGAACTGAATATACACAGACCTCATCTTTCACATTTGGTTCACCAAGTAATGATTTAATAATCGTAGCAAGTATAGGAAGCGCGTCTTGCTCATTTGGATTAAGCATACCGTCTTTAAGAGGTCTGCGTAATTCCGAGTTATTAAAAATTGCCGCCAACTCATTAGCTTCTGTGCCTATTACATATAACTTATTATTAAGTTCGATGTAGGAAACGCCCATTTTTTTGAGAGTACCTTTAGAAGTGTTCATACTGTCCAGGCTTAAAAATGCGTCACGTTGTAAAGTAGTTCCCGTATCACTTACACAAATTATTGTATTTGTCCCTATATCAATTGACTTCATAACTTTTCGTTGGTTATATTAATATCTGTTAAACCACTCATATCAATTTGTCTATTTGCAGTAGTCGAAGGTACGTATGGTCTTATTCCAGCGGTATGGTCTGCTGGAAACATGTAAGGTACTTGCACGTTGGTAGGTGCTGAGTTAGTTGTATGCGTTACGGTCATAGGTTTTTTTAGCACATATGCCACGACAAACGCAAACAGCAAAACCAAACCCGCCCATGCTTCGTATTTATATGACACCGAGTTTATGGTTACGTTGTTATGCACGACGTTACTATCACTAGGTACCGACACAAATGTCTTGTTATAAATCTTTACTGTTAAACTGTCCATTATCTA